GTCCACCGAACATGTGCCTATCCAAACTGGTTTAGTTGCCGCTAATCCAGTAACCACTGTTGGGGTTAGTACCAGCAGCGTTGGTAACGATACAACCAATTCACCCAGGTCCGTAAAGGGTAAAGTTGATGGATCGCAACCTGGGTCCCGTCGTGAACGTGCTAGAAATCGTTCAACGGTCCAACATCCTATCACCCTCGTACCTAAAGAGGATGTTGTGAAGCCAGTGGTACCTGGTCCAGTCCCTGAACATAGAGAGGTTCATACTTGCTGTGGCGCTAACAGTGAGGGGAGTACAAGCCCCCAAAACACCATTCCTCCACCTGTTGTGGAACCAATTCCTGGATATAATGCTCATTCAGGTCCCAAGATTTTAACTGTTCCAGCACGATTAGGTCATGTTTCAGCCTCAATCGCTCTTATTTTCGTCTCATTACTTATTTCAGCAGTTATTTACCATTTACAAATTGATCTTGGATGGATATACTTTTCCTTCTACGTTTACTCTCCCGAAATCGTTACATACACAATCGAATTTCCAACCGAGGATGGAGATTACTATCGCATACTTGAACAATGCTTATCACACTTTGGCATTTATGAGACCTGTGCGTTTTTCTTCCTCACTTTAATTAATTTCTTTCGCGTCTATGGTATGTACACTTTAATGAACTTCGCGGAATTGATAGGTAGATACTTCATCTTCTTTGCAAAAGCACGATTTGTGTATTGGTTTCTTGCTGGTACTTACATTTTAGGTCACCATCTTATGATGGAAGCCTATTATGAGAGCCAACTTGAAATGTGTTACCAATTGCGTATTCCTGCTCACAATATTGTTTGGTATCCCCCTACTGTCTTACTTCGTAAACATATTGAGTATCCAGAGCCCACCTATGTCGGCTTGTATTGGGAAATTTTCAAGATTGTATTACTCTCACTTTCCATTGCAATTGTTATGTTACTACTTGGTCCTTTTACTTAGGTTAATTCGTCGTGAAATGTATGGCTATTCAATTTCAGTTCCTGACATTGAATCAGACCTTGCAGCTTTAGCGACTACCTATTCCACAGATCCAAACTTACTTGCCTACATCCATTCCAAAATGAATAATGTTAGTTTGAATGCTGAAACCAAGAAGAACATTTACAACCAAGCCGATAGTTGGTGTATAACCAATAAACCGGAATGGTCAACCACCCAACGTAATGCCCACATTTCACTAGCACAAACAATCTTACCCACGTATATCAGTAACTTGAAAGCTAATTCCGACCTTTGGTCTTCCCAACTGGTTATGCAAGGTATTATAACTCAATCCAATTGGGTTGAACGTAATACTTTACCAAGTGGGAAAGTTTTAAAGCAATAGGTCGGGGGCCGGTCAGCTCGTACGGAGTGTGTGCTGGATTGCCTGCCTCCATGGTCCTCGACCATGGTTGTAAGGTCAAGAAAGCACCTAGTCTACCAGAGCGCGACCCCCACACACGAAGTATTACTCGTGTGGCAATACCTAACATCATGAACACATACCAACCTTTCACACATGCTAACTGTCCTGAAAATCAACTGAAAAGTTTTGTTTCCAGGGTAGCTGGTCTTGTCCCTCATCCAACTCCTAAGTCTTTAAAACAATTACGCTTACAAGCAAAATTATTAGCATTAAGAATGCCAACCACTGTACAATCTGATTTATATGAGATGCCCAATCTATACTCCGGTGCAAAACGCAAAAGGTATATGGAAGCAGTTGAAAACTACTTAAACTACAACATCACCAAACGTGACGCTTCCATTAAGTTCTTTGTGAAGGCGGATAAATTGAATCCTGTTGAAAAGGTTAATCCTGACCCCAGGGCAATCCAATTCCGTGACCCAAAGTATTGTGTTGTACTCGGATCCTATCTAAAGCCAATCGAGCATCATATATATCTCACTAAGTTCGGTTGCAAAGGTGTATATCCTTCTAGATCCATAGCAAAAGGTTTGAATGCATTAGAACGCGGCCAATTATTCATGAATAAAGTCGCTCAATTCACAGACCCTGTTTTTGTTAGTCTAGATGCTTCGAGATTTGACAAGCACGTATCTTACGAGCTCCTCCAAATCGAGCATTATTTCTACACTCTTTGTAATCCAGACCCAATTTTTGCCAAACTTCTTTCATGGCAACTAATAAATAAAGGTTACAGTGATCTTGGTATGGTCTACCGCGTTAGAGGCCGTCGCATGAGTGGTGACATGAACACCGCTGCTGGCAACTGTCTACTAATGCTACTTATGGTGACCACCTACTTTCGTCTCATTAGCGTTAACAAATACGATGTCCTCGATGATGGAGATGACATTGTTGTTATAATCGAACGTACCTCCTTACCTACAGTCGAAACAACTGTTAAGAATATCTTTGAAACATTCGGTATGTCAATGAAAGTAGAGGGGATAGTTGATGATCCCTACAAAGTCGTGTTTTGTAAAAGTAACATCATAGAGTATGATTTGAATAAGTTTAAATTTGTTCGTAGTCCCACCGACGTTATGTCTAAATCATTATGTGGTACTAAACATTGGTCGAACTTAATTTATCGTAGACGTGTAATATCATCTATTGCAACCTGCGAATTATTCCTTAATCTTGGTACTCCTATTTTACAAGCCTACGCAGTCGCACTACGTCGCAATGTTGGCGGCAACTTCGATCCACAATATTTACCTGATGGTTTACTTTGCCGTCTTCATCGTGAAGAGAGATCTCATGGCAAAATTTCCGAAACGATTGAACCCGTACCTATCACCAGTTACGCACGTGACTCTTTTTACCGTGCATTTGGCATTAGCTCCTTAGAACAAATCCGCTTAGAGGAACAACTCTCTGCGTGGACTTTTGACATCTTAAACACTACACATATTGGTATTGAGTACGATCCTCGATGGGAGAAATTCAACCTCACTAACAACGAAGTTTACCGCCTCTAGGATAAAATGGTTAAGAAAATCAAATCCGTGCCTAAACGTAAGACCTCTGCCAAAGGTAATACACCTTCAAGCTCACGAAGTAAAAAGAGCAACAAACCAAAGAAGAATAACGCCGTGTCTAACCAGCTAATTAAACAAGTTTGCTCCATCACTGATCCTTTTTGTGCAGTCGCAAAAGGAGCTAGATGGCCCGATAGTTCACAAACACCATCCCTTCCTTTTCAAATGCATGCTATGGTTCCATTGACCACTGACACTAATGGTACTCGTAGCCTTGCATTCATTCCTGGGTGGTTCTTCAATTATGCTGTAAATACAAGTGCTTCTGGATCCAACTACGTATTCGATACCATGAGCAACATGAACTCTAGCACATTGATGCCTAATAATGTTAGGTTGATCTCTGCTGGTTTAAAATTACATTGCCCAACTCCATCCTTGACCACACAAGGTTTAGTTTACATCCGTCAATTTCCTATTACAGGTGTTGAATTGCTCAACATTGCGTCTAGGTCATTCAGGGGTAACTACACTCGTGAGGTTGCTCTTAAAGATATTAAAGGCGATGTAGTTGTTACTCGTGACATCAACGAAACAGCCCATTTCTACTACCACCCTGAAGACATTACTCCTAATTCTACGATTAGTAGTTTTTCGAACAAAGGTTGGAACGTAGTAACTGTCACTGTTGATGGTGCTTTAGCTAGTACTGTTGTACTTAATATTGAATTTATCATGAATTGGGAAATCACATTTGATGATAGTTCCGCTGAAGCTTTATTAACGAATACCCCACCACCTCCCAACCCACTTGCTATTAAAACTTCCCACGCTGTCACCGCAGATGGTAGTTTTAGCAATTTTTCATCTTCAAAGCAACTCGAAAGTTTCACATGGGACAAAGCAGCTCGTTATGTTGGCGCCGCTGCCGAGTCCTTCCTACCTTTAGCTTTCGAGACACTCGCGCTCACTCTTGGATAGGTTTGTCCAAACTATGCTACTGCCCCTGAACAGGTGGTGATTGAATTCTGGAACTTCAATCTAGTTTAGTAGCCCGTGCAGTTGTGGCTTGAGCTCCTGTTTCAGGGGTGTGGGTCGCATGCCACATGAAACTTAAATGTAAAAGTCTGTTGAGGTAGCCATTGATTTGGTTGAGTCTAACACAACTTGGAAGATATTGAATCCTAACGGTTAGTAAAGAATGTCCAAGCATCGCAGGGAAACTGAGCGTGAGAGAAAGTGAACTCATAACTACTTCTGATGATAATAGAGATAAAGTTTGGCACCATGTGGAATCCTAAGTTGCGCTATATGAAGTCCCCATAAGCCGTGTCCCGTCATTGCTTACAAGGTGTATCCGGCAAGATACAGACCTACTCATCATTTCTAGCTCCACTACACAACTGTTCCCTTGGAAAAATCCTGGCCATCACCAGGTGGGGTCCTTGGGAGAACTTACCAATTACTATGTAATCATGAAAGGC